TAGATAAGTTGAAATTTTGGAATAACACCAAGATAGAAGACAAGACTGTCAATATAAATGAGGTAAAAACTACTGACACTATAGGTGGAAGCAATAAAAGTGGAACAACAACTACAATCACTAAAAACCCTCGTCACGCATTGGGTACTGCTTATTTTAAAGGTGGAGTGACTAGAATAAATGAGGGTGGAAGAAATGAAACAGCTATACTGCCAGCTGGAACACAAATTTTATCTCACGAGCAAGGAAAAGCAATAAATAATAAAATGACAAAAGGTATTACTATAAATATTAATGTAGATGGTAACTTTATTGGTGAAAGAGACCAAATGGAGAAATATGCGGAGTATACTGCAAATAAAATATTGTCTACATTAGGAAATATGTAGGAGGATATGATTATGAAAATAATATTTATCGGAGAGAATGAGGGGCAAATGGAAATTATAAATATTCCTGTGGTACAAGCAATTGAACCTATAACGTGTGACACGATGGACGAAGACTTTGTAACGATTGATGGTAATACATTAAATTTAATCGGAGGAAAAGGGTTAAGGAGATTTTCTTTTTCCTCTTTTTTTCCTAGTAAATTATATAGTTTTGTGAGTTTTCTTAATTTCAGACCACCTAAATATTATATAAAGTTTTTTGAAAAATACAGAGATTTAAAATTACCTGTAAGAGTAATCGTTATAGATAAATTCAGTGTTACTTTAAATATGCTATGTAGATACAATTTTAGTTATACGTTACGGGACAGAGCAGGAGATGTACCATATACTTTAGATATTACTGAATATATAATACCACCTAACAAAACAACTGCTCCTGTTGAATCTAATAAACCTGATAACACTAATACTAATATTGATAAGAAAGCTAAAATAAAGAACAAGGTTAAAAGTAATGCTAATAAAAAACCTAAAAAGTAGGTGTTTAATATGTATAAAGTAATTATTAGAGATAAAGATATTAGTAGTATGATAGGTAATTTAACATGGAGAGATACAGTAGATACTTTAGGAGTAGAAGTTAATTTTGATTTGCCTGTAAATAGATATGATAAAGATTTTGAGTTTTTGTATGATATTACACTTGGCGACCCCATCCAAATTCTAAATAATAAAGGAGAAACATTAGTACAAGCTATCATTGTGACAGAGAATCCAAATGGAAAAATAACTAATTTTACAGCATATGATATGGCTTGGTACTTGAATAAATCTACTGTAATAAAGCAATTTAAGAAAATGATAGGTAATGATTGTGTTAAATCTCTATGTAAAGAGATTGGAATTGATGTGGAAGTTAGCGGATTGGATACTAAGATCGATAAAATCTATAACGATAAAACTATATCTGATGTTATAAAAGATATAATAGAACAATGCTCTCAATTCAATTCTAAGAAGTTTTTTATTGAGTTTGATAAGAATAAGTTAATTGTGTCACCTTATAAGAAAATAAAGGTATTTGGTACATTTGAAATACAAAAAGATAAATTCATTAATATCAACGAAAATATAGGTGGAGTATCTTTAAGTAAATCTATTATAGATATGAAAAACAGTGTACTTGTTATAACAGAAAACAAAGGTGCTATCAGGACAGTAGGACAAGAACAAGATAATAAGAGTATTGAGAAATATGGAAAATTACAAGAAGTAATAAAACTAGATGAAAAAGAATTTAGTAAAGCTAACTTAGTCGCTAAAAATGAATTGAAAAAGCTAAATAAGATAACAGAGGACTTTAGCATTGATGTGCTAGGCGATGACAAGGTTAAAAGTGGTAGAGTAATTGATGTTAATTTAGAAATGTTTAATGTTAAAGGTGAGTATTTGATTAAAGAGAGCAATCATACAATATCTAATAATATTCACAAAGTTAGCTTGAAATTGGAGGCGTATACTGATGAGTGATAATAAAAAATCTTGGGATATTGCACTTGCAGAGAAGTTTAAAGAGCGTAACAATCCATCTCCAATTGGTGCTGTCTTAGGCAAGATATTGAAGCCTTTACCTGAGATTTCTATTGAGTTGTTGAATGGATATGGTGTGATAGACGCTGATAAAATCTATCTTTCAAATGCGATAACAAATAGATTAGAGATTGAATGTACTATGAAAAACTTTGAAAGTCAGGGTAACAAGTCAACTAATTGCACTATAGATAGTTTAAATACAACTGGTGGAGGTGCTGATAGTGCAGGACATACTAATTTAAGTTTATCAGGACATAGTGGTGATTATAAGGAAAGTACCAGTAAAACAGACAATAAAGATAAAGGTAAATTTATATTGCAGACAGTTTTTAATTTGAAAGCTGGAATGTATGTCTTAGTTATACCAAATGTCAAAGAGGATAAATTTTTTGTAGTTGATGTGTTTAACTACGCTCCAGAGGTGAGTTTAGAATGGCAATATTACCAAAAATAGAGTTTAAAGATTATTCAAAAGATGTAATTAATGAAAGTAAAAATACAAATGGTAAGACTTTTTTGATAGATTTTCAAAAGAAAAAAATGTTAAGAAGCAACGGACAATTAATCAAAACAGATGACGAGAGAGCGGTTAGAATGTGGATAGAAAAGGTTTTATTAACTGAAAAATACAAATGGAATATTTATAAAGATACACTATATGGAATGACATATAAAGCTGATTTGTTGAGTCAACGTTTTCCAACTCCAGTCTTATATTCAGAATTTGAAAGAGAACTGATTGAAACAATGAAGAAAAACAAGCAAATATTGGAAATCAATATCCTTGAAATAAAACTTGAAAAACATACTTTGAAAACTAAATTTGATGTAACATTAAAAGATTTTAAGAGATTTGAATGGGAGGGGTATTTATGATAATTAAAAAAGAATGGAAAAAAATATTAAACGATATGCTCTCTAACGTTCATGATGATTATGATAAGAGTGAGGGTGGATTATTTTATGATAATCTTGCTCCTGTATCTATTGAAATGGAAGAAATAAGAGATATATTGGATTATATATTTTTAAACTCTTTTGCTGAAACAGCAGAGGATGAGTATTTAGATAATATATGTAAAGAGGTTGGAGTATTTAGAAAACAAGCGACTAAGAGTAAAGGTAAGGTTGTTATTAAAGGTACACCTAACACTGTAATCCCAGTTGGAATAAAGGTTGCAAGTGATACTTATATTTATCTAACAACAGAAGAAAAGACTATTGGTGTCACAGGAGAAGTTGAAGTAAAAATTGAAAGTGAAAAGACTGGTAAAATCTATAATCTACCTAAAAATACAATAGTTAATTTTCCAATTACAATACCTAACTTGAATGAAGTTAATAACCCTGCTGAAACAGTGGACGGATATGATGGAGAAACAGATAATGAACTAAGAGAGAGGTATTATTTTAAAGTTAGAGAACCAGTAACAAGTGGAAATGTCTTTCATTATAAAAAGTGGGCTATGGAAGTTGAGGGTATTGGTGGAGTTAAAGTATTTCCATTGTGGGCTGGTAATGGTACTGTTAAAGTGGTTGTTGTTAATAGTGCAATAGAAGAAGCTGATGAGCCATTACTAAAGAGGGTTAAGGATTATTTAGATGAAGTTAGACCTATTGGGGCAACAGTCACTGTTAAATCTGCTATACCTAAGCCAATATCTGTGACAGGAAAAGTGAGAATCTCAAAAAATATTGATTTTGAAGTAGTAAAGCGTGAATTTGAACATCATATACGAGAGTATTTTAGAAAAGTAGGGTTTAAACAAAATTATGTGAGTTATGCACAATTAGGAAATATATTATTGAGTGTGGATGGTGTCACTGACTATGATAACTTATTGGTTGATGGTGGTGCTGTGAATATTCCATTAGGTGAAGAAGAAATACCAAAACTATCGAGCATATCATTAACTAAAGAGGTGGTTTAGTTGAAAGTTGAAAGATTACTACATCATATGCCTAAATATTATAGAGATATACTTGAGATTGAGGAGTTGCAAAATGCGATAGATTTACAGTTAGATGAGTTGGATATTATGTCTAATGAGGTTCTAAAACAATTCTTTATCTACACAGCAACTTGGAGTTTACCTGTATGGGAGCGTATTTTTGGATTAACTGTTGGAGATACAACAAGCAATCTTAAAGAACGTAGAGAAAATATAATATCTAAACTTAGAAGCTATGGTACAACTACAAAAGAAATGATAGCAAGGGTTGCAAAAGCATTTACCAATGGAGAGATAGAAGTTATTGAGGATAATCCTAATTATTCATTCACAATTAAATTTACATCCATAGTTGGGATACCTCAAAATTTAGACAATTTTAAAGCGACAATAGATGTTATAAAACCAGCACATTTGAATTATCATGTCGAATTTAGATATAACACTCATGGACAACTTAATAAACACAAGTTGACTCATGGAAAATTGAAGCAATACACACATAAACAGATTTTTGATACTAGAATTTTTAATGATTAGGAGGTTAAAGATGGCTAGAGAAACAGAGTATTTAAAATTATATTTGCCTGAAGAGGGCGAATTTTACAATGTAGAAAAAGACCAAAATGAAAATTTTGAAAAGATAGATGGAAAAATAAAAGAGTTAGATACTTTTGAAAAAAAAACAGGGTACAACCTAGATAAGACAGATAATTACAATCAGGATGATACTAATTTACTTGGTACAGCTAAAGCATTAAAAGCATTATATGATGAGTTAAATAGAAAAATAGAAAGTTTAAATTTATGTCCTTATAAAGTTGGAGATGTTTATGTTACAACAAATACAGTTAATCCTGCTGACTTATGGAGTGGTACGAGTTGGACTAAATTAGAGGGTAGATTTTTAAAAGCTACTAATAGTGGAGAAGCACCTAAGACTATGGGTGGAAGTAACTCAAAAACATTGAGCGTTACAAATATGCCAAGCCATAATCATAGTGTGTGGATAAACGAAAGTGGTTATCATACTCACAGTCAAGACGCACATAACCATACGCAACCTGCACATAATCACGGGACTAATAATAGTTCATATGTTGGAGGTGACCCAAATACAGCTGTTTATGGAGAAATGGGAGGTAGTGCTAATCAGGGAGATGGATTTTACACTAAATATGCTGGAGGAGAAAATACAGGGTCAGCTCAACCTTATATTTATGGAAGTGGTAACCACAGTCACAGTGCGGGTATAGGATACAGTGGTAGTGGAAGTGCCTTTGATGTAACTCCTGCTTATTATGCTGTTAATATGTGGATTAGAATTGGATAGGGAGGTAATTTATGTATTATTATGTAGATAAGATAGAGGCTATAAAAGGAAATTCATTAGTTTTAGCAACACGTTCTGATAAAATAAAAGATTATAAAAAAGTATTGGGAGATAATGCTGTTGAATATAAAGGGGAGAGTTTACCTTTTTACATAACTTATGATAGTAAAATGGATACTGTGAGAGAATCAACAGAAGTTGAAAAAGTTAAAAGAGGACAACTACATTTGGCTGAAAATCAAATTATAATCGATAATCAAATAATTACTCATGATAAAAAATATCAAAAAGTTGTAGATAATAAGGTGGTAAATAAGAATTTAAAAGAGTTGATCGACGAAAACATAATCACATTTGAAGAAGCTAAACATCAAAAAAGACGTGCATTTAGACAAATTTTACTAGATAAATTATATGCTGATTTTGAATATCAGGGTAAAGTCTTTCAAATGGGAGAAGCAGATGAGTTGAACTTTTTAAGGGTTAAATCAGCTATTGATATAGCCACAACATCCACTGATAGTAGAGTAATTATAGGTGCTGTTAAATCATTAAAAGGAGATACACCTGCTGAATTTGAAAACAACATAAAATTAATTATAAAAGATAAATCAAAACTAAGTGAATTTATACAATCTTTAAAAATTAATTGGAGATTGAAAGATAATTCAGTAAGTCAATTTACTTTTGGAGAAATCAACAACATTTATTTACTTTGGATACTAAGAGGGACAAAAGCACAAGAAGAGTATACAGCAATTGCAGAAAAAGTGATGGCTTGTAAGAAATTAGAAGATTTAGAGGCGATAGAGTGGATTTAATTTATTGGAGGTAGTTTTATATAGCTACCTCTTTTAAAATGCTTTTTAGAGGTATTACAGAGCGTCGTTTTTTTAGGAAATAATTTTTAGGAGGTGCAGATGAAAAAAGTCGCATTAATAATAGGACACAATAAAAGAAGTAAGGGAGCATTTTCAATGATAGTTGGAGATGAATTTGGCTATTGGAGAAACATAGCTTATAAAATTAAATCAACTATCCCTGAAATGATTGATATTTATGAGAGAGAGCCAAACACAAATTATGTTAGAGAAATGAATAAATTATTGGTTGAATTAAATAAACATAATTATGAGTATTGTTTAGAATTACACTTTAATAGTGCTTTAGACAGTAAAGCTAATGGTTGTGAATGTTTAATTTATAAAGGAAATAAAAAAGCTAAAGAATTATCAACTAACTTTATGGCTAGATTACAAAATGTATTTAATAGTAAAGTTAGAGGAGTTATAGAGATGGCGGATAGCAAGACAAGAGGTGGATATGGTATTTGCAATTCAAAAGACACTTATGTTCTGCTTGAGCCATTTTTTGGAAGTAATGTGGATGAGTCTTTAAAGTTTTCTGTTATTAAAGATGTGGTTGAAGTATTTGTTAATTTTATAAAGGAGGTTTAATTGTGAATTTTAATGATTTTCAAAATATATGTAAGGAAAAAGTGGTTGAGTATTTTAATGAGAGAGTTGAGAAGACAGACAATACCAAGATAACAATAGATGATGTTTTTGTAGTATGGTATTGTAAAACTTTACAAAATGCAAAAGCATTGTTATCTACAAATGTGAGTGATGGAATGTATTATGAGCTTACTTACAATGGAGATAAAAATGAATTATATTTTGACGCTTATAAAAAATGGGAAAACAAATGTATTAAATTATAAGGAGGTTTAAGTATGGAAAAAGAATTATTATGGAATGTATTAGGGTATGTGGTATCATTGGTGGTTTATTTTGTTTTAAAGTGGATATACAAGGGTAAAGAAGCTGTAAACAGAGAAGCTATCGAACAAGAATTATCTATACAAGGAAAAGGATTAGGTAACTTAAAGAAAAAAGCAGTACAAGAGTTTATATCTAAATTGCCAAAACATTTGAGAATATTTATCAATGAGAATACAATAGACGCTGTTGTTGCAGAATTACAACCATTATTTAAGAAGTTAAAAGATGGAAAAGAGTAAATTAAACCTAAGGCTTTTATCTGATGGTAAAGCAATACTAACAGACGATTACATTTATGACATCAATGGCTATCAGATAAAAGTTTTTAAAGGTTTTATAACAGATGGAGCGTCTATACCAAAGGCTTTACAGTGTATTTATAATCCCTATGGAAAATGGATAAAAGGTGCTATTATTCACGATTATCTATACTCCAAGTATAATACTACAGGGATTAATAGGAAATTAGCTGATAAGATTTTTAAAGTGATAATGTTGGAAACAGGAGTAAATAAAGATACTGCTAATAAATTCTATAAAGCTGTAAGATTGTTTGGAGAAATGAGTTGGCAAAATAAAATTGAAAATGAGGGGTATAAAGACCAAGCTATAATAGATAGAACAAAAGAGGCTAAAGAGTACTATATGCACTGGAATAAAATTTTAAATTTATGAGGTGATTGGTATGATTGCATTAACACAAGAACATCTAACTTACATAGGTGGTATTGTCGGATTAATCGGAGTTATAGTTGGAATAATGTCGGCTATAGATAAAAAATTCGAGAAAAACAACACAAGACTTGAGATTATGATTGACAAAAAGCTAGACAAAATAGTATATGAAGAACATAGAAAGTCTTTTGAAGCGTGGACTAATGAAAAGGATAAAATCCTAGAAAATAAAATAAACAAAATGGAAAATGATTTCAAAAGTGATTTACAAGAGATAAAGGCGACGCTAAAAGAGATAAATAATCATATTCTAGGTTGTGGAAAAAGAACAAATGATAAATAACTAACTGGGTGGGTTTATACCTGCCCTCTTTTTTTATTTGCAAATAAAATTTTCTCTTGACATAATGTTTACATTATGATATAATGAACATATAAAATAAAGGAGCAATAAAAATGAAAAGAAAAGGTTATAAAAATGTACAAGAGCAAATAGAAGCTAATAAGCGTTATTTGGAAAACAATCCTGACGCTAAAGTTAAGGCTAACAGAAGCAGAGTTAAAAGTACTTGCTACAGGTTTATTAGAGAATTTGCAACAGTAAAAGAATTAAAAAATATTAAAGAATTAATAGAAACAAGGGAGGAAACAATGGAAAAAATGACAAAAGAAAAATGGGAAAAAGTGGCTGAAAAAATTAAAGGGAAAACTTATGTAAATAATGATTGTAGTTTTGGATGGGAAGGAGAAATAAATGCTGAATGTGAAACAGAAAACCCTATTTATTTCACAGATTTAGAGAAATGGGCATTTCACGCTGATAATATAAGATTTTGTAAATGTTATGAAGAAGACGGAGAAGCAGGTTATTTATTGTTAGAAATAGAAATTAATTATGATGAAGATGATGGAGGAATGATTGCAACTGTTGTGGACGCAATATATAAGGACGCAATACATAACTTTTAAAAATGATAAATTAAATGAGAGAGGTTGAAATACACCTCTTTTTTTACTATTTATAAACAACAATAAATATGCTATAATATAAAATATACTGAATATAAAGGAGTGTTTAATTGTGAAGCCATTATAAAGTGGTTAACTTATATTTTTTCATCTACGGGAGCTATTTTTTTACTGGAGAGTATAGAATTAAAGATTGAAAAATCTAATATTAATTTTTTAAAAAAATACGAAAGTATGGTGATGAATATGATGATGTTATTAGTTTTTATATTTGTAATAGTTACAATACCAAATACATTCCAAGGAGCAAATTCAACGTTCCTTTATATTCAGTATAGGTAGCAGAAATGTAGCAGAAATTATAGTTGAATTTTAAGTATAATGGTACATTGAAAGGGTATATCATATAATCCTACTGGGTGTGCCATACATTATTTATATACTAATTAGGGGCTGTTATAAATTAATAGAAAGTAAAAAATAGAGACAATAAAAATAATTTTATCATCTCTACCTAATTTCTTTTAATTATAAAAATTTAACTAATTCTTCATTACTTCTACGAATAGTATGTAGNCTTATTATAAAAATTTAACTAATTCCTCATTACTTCTACGAATAGTGTGCAATTTAGAAGGTCTATCATCTTCTCTATGATATCCTAAGCTAAGAACTGCAACAACCTTAACATTTTCAGGTATATCTAAATTCTTTTTTACAAGTTCAGGTGTTATACGACCTATCCAACAAGCACCTAAACCAAGTTCTTCTGCCATTAACATCATATGTGTAATGNCATCTTCTCTATGATATCCTAGACTAAGAACTGCAACAACTTTTACATTTTCAGGTATATTTAAATTTTTCTTTACTAATTCTGGTGTAATACGCCCTATCCAACAAGCACCTAATCCAAGTTCTTCAGCCATTAACATCATATGAGTTATAACAATTGAAACATCTATATCTCCACTTTCTCTATCTCCATCTAAATCATTTCTCCATACTTCATCAACATTATAACCACAAACTAAATAACAAGGAGCTTTATAATTGTATGCGAAATCTTTCATCAATTTTTCTTTTGCTTCTTCACTTCTTACAACATAAATTCTTTGTGGTTGATTATTATGAGAAGTTGGTGCTATTTTTCCTGCTTCTAAAATTTTATTTAAATCTTCTTCCTTAACATCTTCATTTGAATATCTTCTACAAGTATATCTATCTCCCATAAGTTTCAATAAATCCATTTTTTACCTCCTA